TTTTACAATACCATCATATATGTCTACAAACACCTCAACGCTTGATAAAAAATGATCTATATTATGATATTGTGTTTTTAATCTATAGTATTGATCATTTCCTTTTACACATAGTTCTATTAAAAACTCATAAAGAAATTTGATTCTAGGATCGGTGTGTTTGAATAACCGATTTGACGTTGTGGTAATGTAATCTAATGTGGTATTCATGTTAACTTTTTGATTTTAAGTTTAAGGGTTCATATACCTTCACAGGTATGTCCTTTCCTTTTACCTTGACCTCGACTACATAGTGATAGGCGATATCATCTTTACTTTTTTCATATACGGATTCGGACACTAAAATCTTTGTTTTATAAGTTTTATTAGCCGACTCCAAACGAGACGCTAAGTTAACAGTATCACCAGTGACTGTGTAATTCATACGATTGCTGGATCCAATATTTCCAACAATTACTTCGCCACAATTTATACCTATTCTGGTTTTAAAGACAAATTTCTTTCCTTGAAATTCCCATCTTTTGTTTAATTTATCTATTTCATCACTTATCTTAAGAGCAGTTGCAACAGCTACACTCTCATGATTTTCTATTTTATTAGGAGCATTCCAAAATGCCATTACAGCATCACCTATGAATTTGTCAACGGTGGCACCACTTTCTTCTAAACAATGTACATATACGTCAAAATATTCATTTAAAGATGTAACAACTTCATCCACATCGTTGTTTTCGGATATGGTTGTAAATCCTTCGATATCACTAAACAATACCGTTACGTATGTTTTTTCACCACCGATTTTTGCATCTTTACCTTGAGTTATTAGTTGTTTAACAACCTTATCAGGAACATATTTTGCAAATGATCTCAACCCAGTTTTAACCTTATCAGTTGCATCAATCATATCATTTACTTCACTGATGTTGCTATTGAAGTCGATGTGGCCATCTAAATTTAAATCTCTCAATTTAAGAATTTCATCTCTGACTCTGTAGAGAGGTTTTCTAATTGCGTTAGTCATCCAAATTATAATTGGACATATTAAAATTAACAATGTAAAAAATACACAAGTAAACTTCTTTTTATAATCAACGATGTATTTGTCCGCGTCAACAGATTTAATATCACTACATACAACATAAATTAATTTTCCATTCTTAAATATAGGTTTATAAGCAGATAAAAATGTACCCCACTTATCTGTATAATAATCACTTTCAAAGTATATTTCCTCTTTAGTATTTTTAAACAATTCTTTTAATCCATCGCCAGCATCATCATATACTTCACCCAACTTAGCCTGTTCTGATACATCATCACCACAATCTATTATATAAGTGATATTTGTACCTATTTGTCTTACTATATAAACAAACTTAATATTTTCTATTTGACGCTTAATATCTACAATCTGTCTTCTATAGTTAATAAATATTTCACTTTGTTCTTGTTCATACTTAGTAAAACTATCAATTTCATATGGGTCAAGAATACTGCTACAAAGATTTACAGATGTAGTTAAACTTCTCTTTAAACTATTCTTTGCTATATCTTCTATTGCAAATATCAATAAAAAGAAATAAACAACGCTTACCAATGCCAAAATGAATATGGTACTTGTAGATAACGCAAATTTTAAATTGAACTTAAATCTATTCATAGTGATATCCTCAATCCAAATGAATAAGTGTACACAATACTATTGTCTGGAGAACTAAATGGTTTGTCTATTTCTCCCACGGTAAATATTCCTAAAAACTTATTTACATCATAATCAAATCTAATCACACTACCATAATAACCATATCTATTATCATAATCCGCAGTTCCTACTACTGGTCTAAAATTCAAATGTAGTTTTTCAGTAATATCCTTATTATAATCAAAACTTAATACTGTTCTTGGAGTATTATTATAGGTTATCATACTGAAATATATGGTTGGAGATACTATCCAATCATAACTTAGCGATGTATACGGTTCAAAGTAATGGTCGCCTGCGTTATAATAATAGTAATACCAACTACCTGTGTTTAATGTTAGTTTATCAGTTATTTTGTATTTACTACCCAACCCAAAGTCACTTTCTTTATATTGATCCAAACCATGATATTGTACATAATCGAGATGTGGCGTAAAATTACCTAGTTGATGGCTTAAATTGTTCTCAGATATAAAAGTGTTAACTGAATATATTTGAGCATCAAATAAATAATTCTTCGTATAATAACTTGAGTTTTCAAAATCTAACGCAAACATCCTCCATGACGTAAACATTAGATATATTAGTATTAATTTTTTCATATTTTTTAGGCTCCGCCTGTTTTTGTTATATTATATAAAAAAGTACTTCATACTGGTTTATCGGTTGTTGGTTCTGCCTTTTTTACTCTACTTGACGGAAATGCTTTATTGCCAAAGTCACTGCCATGTAAGCTATACAAGTGCATCACCACACCGTGTTTTACAACTATATCACCCAAATCATTCACTAATACATATGTGGGTCTATCATATTTTAACATTACAGCCGAACTAACCAATAAGTGATTACTTTCACCTGCATCCATTACTCTTTGAGCATAATTGATGCCATCACCACTTATATTCAAATTGCCATTAATGTCTTCCATTGGAATTACAGAACCACAATGTACACCCATTCTCATTTGTAAGTCTGGTCTGTCCTTTACTGCTTTAGCTATAGCAACCGCACAATTCATTGCGTCTTCCAAATATGTAAAGAACCCCATTACCATACCATCACCAGTAGGTAATATAATCAACTTTTCAAGAGCATTAGCTGTCTTATATTGCATTGTACCTTTAATTAAAGCACCCAAGTCTTTACAAGCTTTCTTTTGTTCATCTGTAGTCTTTTTACTATAAGCTACAATGTCCATAAAGAATATGAAACCTTCTTGTTCTACATCCAATTGCAATCTACTGGATTTGACTTCTACATCGACTTGTTCAACCTTCTTAACTATTTGTTTTACAGGCTTTGGTACTTCAACCTTCTTTTCTTCTTTCTTTTCCACAACCGGCATATTCTTTAACTTTAAGAAATCTTTCCAGTTAATTTTCTTTACGGGTACATCTTTCTTTTTTGGTTCTTTTGCAGTTTGTTCTTCTTCATGTTTCTTTATTGCTGCTTCTTCTCGTTCACGCTTTTCAATAAACAAAGCTATTTGTTTCTTTACTTCATCTGTAATATAAATGGTTATATCTTTACCACCACCGCCTGTATCATGTTTCTTCTTTCTTTGAGCACCTTTGGTTTGTAAATAAGTTTGCATTTCTACATTTCCAGTCTTGAATGCAATATCTAACGGAGCAATTTCACCTTTAAAATCTGCGCCATTAACATTTGCTCCCAAATGTACCAAAAACTCCACCATATCAACATCGTTAGCGTTAACGGCATAATGTAATGGCATCCAACCATTCTTTTCATCTCTGCCATTGATTCTACCGTCTTTATCAAAGAATCCTTGTACACCCTCAAAATCACCAGTTTCTGCGCAGAAATGAATACTTATACCACCCGCTGATTTAGCACCGTAATTGTTTAGTATTTTAACAATTTCACCTCTATTTGTATTGGACAATACATCAATTGGGTTGTTTTTACCCAAGAAGTCTTTCTTGTTGATATCTGCACCTTTAATGATTAGATATTCAACCAAGTGTTTTTGACCGTAATTAACAGCATAATGTAGTGCAGTCCAACCTTTACCAGCATCAACTTCATTGATATCACATCCTTTATCTAACATTTCTTCAATAGAAACGATATCACCATTCTTTGCAGCTAAATGGAAACTACTACCACTGCTGTATTTAGCACCTCTTTGTTGTAGTACTTCTACAATAGGTTTGAAACCTTTTTGTTCAGCTACATCTAGTGCGGTATTTTTGCTTGTCCAATCTTTTACGTTTGGATCAGCTCCGTGATTTAATAATAATCGAACTATTTCTATTTGATTTTCTTCTACTGCAACAACCAGTGGGGGATTGCCTGTGTCATCATCTCTCTGATTAACGTCTACTTTTTCTTTTTCTATACAATTGTAAACGTTATCGTATAGACCTCTTCTGATGTGGGTAAAAATGTTAATAGCCATGGTTCAATTAGTAAATTATTCTTTTTTGAAACGAGACAAATCTAATTGAGGTAGAGGCTTTTCTATATTTAGACTTGCAAGTCGTTCGTTTTGAATAACTAATTTACTACCACCGGCAACTTTACCATCTACTATGTCATATATAAAAAAGACTGTTTTTGTTAAACCCACACGAACAATTCTGCCGGGTTTACCATCAACATATACAACGTCGTCTTCTTTATAATCACTTCCGATAAACATGAAAAGTGCAGATGCCAACTTTTCAATACTTGATTTGAATATCAGAATTACTAAACCGGCTAAAAACATCCAGACATATTTGCCTGTCATATCTTGCGCAGTTGACTCTAATACCTGTTGAGAAATTACGTGTGCTGTATTTGTGTCCATAATTGTATTTAGTTTATTAACATATAACATTCGTTAACAATCCAAAACAATTATATAATAAATATACTATATAATTTACTTAATCCACTTTTGTTCTTTTAGAATATCATCAATCAATTCTTTTTCGGAACTGTCCATTTCTTTATCAAATCTCTTTAATACTTCGGTTAATGGATATACTCTGTCAGGAGACTCTTTTTGCTTTTCTTTTAGTTCTTGGATTACATCAACTATTTTAACAAGAGGAGACTTAAACTCATCAACTTTATCTTTTGATGCAAAATTAGCTAATTCAAATGCATGTGGAGTTAATGCTTTTACCAAACTTAATAGTCCGGATCCAATCATATTGAATATACTAAATGCTGCACCGGCGGCTGGATGTATTGTTGATAATATTCTAAGTACAACAAATACTATAACAAATATGATAATTGCGGTCATTGCACTAATAAAAAACTTCTTTAAACCCCAAAATACTGCATTTAATCCAAACATACCACTCATAGCATCAAGGGTAGCCTTGCTTTGATCAGCTTCTTTTGCAATTTCTTTTGCTTTATCAGTCATTTGCCACAATTCATCGTCGTACTTTTCTTTCAAAGCAGACTTTTCTTTTTGTAGTTTGTTTATGATTTCATCGCGTTGCGACAATAACTGATCACCTTTCTTTCTTTCTTCAGCAACTTGACTATTCAATAGATCAACAGTAGCTTTGATACGTTTGATTTCATCTATATGAGGTGAACCAACTATGGAAATGACACGTTCATTTAGTGCTTTAGCAGTATCAACTTGTATGGGTGCGTTGGTTACTTGACTCAAAGAGTGTTGAATACCTATAGATAAAGACGATGTTTGTACTCGTTTACTCTTTTCTACTTTTTCTAATTCTACCATTGTATTATCTACTTTGGCTTCTTGTTTAGCAACTGCATCTTGTGCCGCCGTAACTTGTTTTGCTGGTTTAACTTCGGATGAAATACAACCGGTTAATATTAGAATCACGATTGTATAATACAGTTGTTTTTTATAGTTCATATAATATAAATATTACTTTTTATAATTAAATCAATATTTATCAATATGATTAAATTAGGTGATTTGATGGACAATCAAGAGCTATGTAGTATGGCTCTTATCCAAACCGTGGGTATAAGCACAAATCTCAAGTATCATCTTGAAAAACAAATACCACTAAGTGAAAACATTTTTAGAACTTATAGCGATAGTTACTTTGAGTTGTTGGAAGAAGTTCGTACTTTGTATTATAACAACCAAATTGAATTATGTGATTCGGACGCTGAATTGGTGGAAAGTGATCTTGGTAAGAAAGAACTCTTCGAAGGTAGAGAAGTTTATTTGGATGCACCTATTGAAGTAGAAGAAGATCTACTAATGGAACTTAAGCATAGAGGACGTACTGTTAATTTAAGTAGACCATTTAGAACTCCAGGCGGTCCTAAAAAGTATGCTGTATATGTTAAATCCAAGAATGGCAAAGTTAAAAAAGTAACATTTGGAGATCCAAATATGAGAAGTAGAGCCGGTAACAAGGCTCGACGTAAGAGTTTTGCAGCTAGACACAGATGTAGTCAAAAGAAAGACAGAACAACGGCTGGATATTGGAGTTGTAGAAGTCACAGAATGAGATCGTTGGGTAATAAAGGTAAAGGTAAATACTGGTAATGAGCCTGCCGTTTATAGAAAAATCAGTAGGTAACAATCAGTATATAAGAGAATTTAGTTCTGATGTAGACACTCACGAACTGGAATGGCATATAGATCGTGAAGACAGAACAATTGAAGTTATAGAAAATAACAATTGGCACTTTCAATTAGATAATAATTTACCACAATTACTTAAAGAAACAATATTTATACCTAAGGAAACGTATCACCGTGTAATAAAAGGTACGGGTAATTTAAAAGTAAGAATAACAAAACATATATGAAACTTATAGATTTATTAACAGAAGCAAAGATGTATGAAGGTTTAGGACTACCAGCATCATCCATACAGTCATTGGATTCGTTTGTTGCGCAAGAGTTAGATGAAGCTGATATGTTGGGAGCAGGTACTTCAGAAATACCATCAGACGAATTACAAGGTTATTTGGATAGATCTGCTGGTCAGCCTGATGTTTACAAGAAAACGGGATTGCCTAAATTGGATAAAAAGGGTAGACAAAAGTATGTTACTACAAAAAATCCAACTGATAAATTTAAGTATCCATATGTACATCCAAAACTTGCAAGGGAAATACAAATCGTCGATCCATCTGGTCGTAGATTTGATTTAGACAAACTAAAAACTCACATTACAACACGTCCTGATAAAATTTTAAAACAAAATGAAAAAATTTCACATAGTGGTGGTGAAAGTACTCAGTTTTATAATATAGGATTGCCAGCTTTACAAGGTCTAGGATATGATGAAAAGAATCAAAAATTTGTTATCATAAATACATGTCCTGGTGCAGGCGCATGTAAAGTTTATTGTTATGCTAAAAAAGGCGGTTATGTACAATATATGCCTGTTAACACTTCACAAACGCGACAACTTAACTTTTTGTTGAACGATCCAGATGGTTATAAAAACATGTTAGCAAATGAAATTCGTGAAGCTGTAAATAAAAACAATAAGAAAAATGTAAAAACAGTAATTAGATGGCACGATTCAGGAGATTTCTTTAGTCCTGATTACTTGAACTTAGCATATAGTGTTGCAAAAATGTTTCCAACTGTAGACTTTTATGCTTATACTAAAATGGCAGATGTGGCTAAAGGTAATAAACCAATCAATTTTAAAATGAATTTTAGTGCGGGTGCAAAGCCTGAACAAGAAAAACAAGTTGATTTACAGACCACTAAACACTCAACAGTTGTTCCAAAACAAATGTTTGCTGATTTGGTTGATAGAGAAGAAGTTCCAGATCCAGACAAGCCAACTAAAACAATTAAAAAGTTGGTGTATAAATCTCCAGCCGCTATTAAGATCTTAAAGAAAAAATTAGCATTGAAGTATAACGTCGATGAAGATAGTGTTATTACCTACGACGAAATGATGAATATTCCTGTAGGCGATAAACCAAAATGGAATGTCATCGTTAAACCAGGCGACGGCGATGATAGTGCAAATAGAGCAGATGTTATAGGTACTTGGCTACTAATTCACTAATTTAGTTGTATTATCTCGACTTAGAGATATTTATAATTAATGAGTGATAATATAAAGAAGTATTTGTATCTGATGGTTAAAACCCATTCCGTGACCGGAATGAGATATCTTTGTAAGAGAGTTACTACTAGTGATTCCAAAGCTATTTCGTATAATGGATCAGGAAAATACTGGAAACGTCATTTAAAAGTTCACGGAAAACATATAAATACTGAAATAGTTGCTAAATATGAATTGGATAAAATAAATGAATTTAGTACTTTGTGCATTGAGTATAGCGTTAAACACAACATCGTTAACAGCGACAAATGGGCAAATTTAATTGAAGAAAACGGATTATCAGGAGCAGTAGTTGGTGAGAACAATCCTAGTAAAAATCCAGACGTTAATAGTAAAAGAAGTAAATCTTTAATAGGCAAATACGTAGGAGAATTTTCTAATTTTTATGGAAGAAAACACACTGAAGAAACAAAGGAAAAAATAAGCATTGCAAATCGTGGAGATAACAATGTAATGAGAAGAAATAAAATTGCTCTGGAAAAAATGATTTTTGCAAAAAATAAACCAGAAAATAAAGAAAAACAAAGATTAATTGCGATTGAGGTCAATAATAGACCGGAAGTAAAAGAAAAAATTAGAAAATCAAAATTGGGATTAAACAATCCATCCGCAGATAAAAATATTTATACTCTTAAACATAAATTTAACGGATATATTATTAATGGTACACGATTTGACTTAATTGAACAAATGAAAAAATTAAACAGTAATGACTCAAATATTAATATTTTGACAAGTGGGGATATTGGCTATTTTCTAAAGAAAGATAGAGTTGTAAAAAATGTGAAAGGATGGACTAAAATATGAGCGCTGGACTTGACCAAGATAGGGTAAGATGGCCCGGAAGTGGTAGCTCTGTTACCACTGGAAGCGTACCATTTGGTTATTATTTAGGCGAAACGTGTATTGGATTAGAAAGTACATTTGAAAACGACTGTAGTAGTAGCGCCATGTGGGCAGCAAAAAGACTTGGCTATCCGATTGTAGATATCGAAATGATCGATGTTAATTTCTACGCATGTTTTGAAGAATCAGTTCTAGAATATAATCGGGTAATCAACGAATTTAATATTGTAAATAATCTCGTTTCTTTACAGGGATTGCCACAGTCAAAATATGATAATTTAACTGGTCTAGGTATGAAGAGTACAGGATTACCGTTTGTAATACAATTAAGTAAACAATATGGTGCAGAAGCTCTTGTAGGCGGTGAATATGAAGTAAAAAGAAATTATATTAGTATAACAGGCAGTGCTTCCCCGGCACATACAAATCAAGTTTACGATCTAAACGTCTTGATTGGAAAAGATATTGAACATTTAACAGGATCACGAATTGAAGTTAAAAGAGTTTTCCATCAACGTCCACCAGCAATTGCCCGTATTTATGATCCATTTAGTATGACTGGTATGAGTTATAGTAACGTATTGAGTGAAATGGGATTTAGTGCATATAGTCCAGCAACTCAGTTCTTAATGACTCCTATATTCGAAGATTTGGAACGTGTACAAGCTATTGAATTTAATGACATGGTTCGTAAAAGCGCTTATAGTTTTGAAATTCTTGGCAACAATAAGTTGAGAATATTCCCAATTCCAACCGATACTTTTAAACTTTATATTGACTATATCGTTGAAAGTGAACGTGATATTACAAATTTCTTCAGTGGATCTCGTTATGAATATATTAGCGATGCAAGCGATGTGCCATATGAATATTGTACATATTGCAAAATAAATCAACCGGGTAAACAATGGATTAAAAAGTATTTTCTAGCGTTATGTAAAGAAACTTTGGGTCGTATTCTTCAAAAATATACTACCGTACCAATACCTGGCGGAGAAGTAACTCTTGATGGTGCGGAATTACGTGCCGAAGCTAAAGAAGAAAAGGATACACTGCTTGAAAAATTAAGAGATATGTTGGAGAAGACGCTACGTGTAAATCAATTGGAAAATAAAGGTAAAGAAAGCGACGAGATGCAAAAAATGTTATCTCGCGTACCTTTGCATATTTATATT